AACAGAAACAATTGCTTTTGGTGAAATAATATCATCAACAATTCTTTGCTTTTCTGTTTCAGAAATGTAATAGTTTTCTTTAGGCTTTAATGAAATGAAAACTTTACCATAAACTGGAGGAGTTTCATCTTCACCACCCCATACAGACAAAGAATCTACCGATGGATAATTTTTCTTAATGTATGATTCATAATCTTTAAAAGTAACTAATCGATTTTGTGTAGTAAATTGTGCAGGTGCGCCAAATTTAATTTCATCGATTGATTCTCTTTCTGCACCACCAGATGCAGCAGAGATTGGTGTGATTATAAAATTGTTGATTCCTTCTGAAATAGAATCAATTAGAGTTGCTGTTGCAATGAAATTGTTTGCTTTATTAGATGCGGTTCCATTTGTAACGAGATATGTTACCGAAACAATCGCACCATCAGGTAATTTTTTACCAACAATATCATTTCCAAAATAAATTTGAAATTTACCACTTTTGTTTTCTTGCAAATAGAAAACTTCAGAGGTTGTAGTGATATCTAAAACATCAGTAACTTTTTGATATACAGTAACTTGTGTATTACCTGCGGCAGGAACTGATGTTACTTTAATTGTTGTTGTGTCAATATTTGCATCAGGTAATGTAAATACTTGTTTTGGATTTGTTGCTTGATTGTGATTGAAAGCATATGTTACTAATTGACCTTCGTAAATATCTAAGTTTTCAAAATAGTATTGATTATTGGCTTTTGCAACTGTAATCTCATCTAAAACAACAAAGTTATAAGATGTGTTATCAATTTGATTTGATAAGAATGAAAAACCTGAAGGTATTGTTAAAGAACCTGAAGTGTTGCTTGATGACTGTGCAGTAAAATTAACTGTGGCAATTGGAGCTCTTTGAGAATATGGCACATAACCCAATGTTTTAGCATGAGACACAACAGAATCTCTCAACAATGAAGTGTCAAGGAAAGATTCATTCGCCACCATGTTCAAATAGTAGGCGTTGTAGTGTGTATTGTATGCAAGAATATCCAATAGAATATTCAGACCAGAACCTTCAAAGTCATAGTCAGTAAACTCAGTTTGCTGATTTAAAAAGGTCTTTAAATTATTCTTGATTTGGTCAAAATCAAGTTCGGTAACTCTTAAACGGTCTGCCATTTTTATCTAATCCGTTCTAGGAAAAAATTAATTGTAATTGGATTTGGATTGTTAATTACAAAAAATTCCATTACAACTTCGTATTTGTTTTCGTCTGGAGCTGCAATTGCGGTAACTTTTGAGACTTGTGCTCTTGGCTCAAAGTTTTCAATCGTTTCCTCAATTTCTCTCTCAATCTGTGCGGCCATTACGGAATCAACATTCTCAAATAAAAGTCTGCGAATGTTACTTCCTAACTCTGGTTGGAATGGACGCTCGTAATGATTTGTAAGAACAAGATTCTTAATAGAGTTAATTACAGCTCTTTCACTCTTATGCACATTCACATCCTTGCGAACAGGATGAATGTTGAAACTTAAATCTAAGTCTCTAAAGTCTCTTACAAAATTTTCGTTTGTGGTAACTGTTGCCATTGTCTATTTATTCAACCTCCGGCAAATACATTACCAGAACCAGAAGTAACTGTGTGACCTGAATATTGGTCTCCTTGTCTTCCTACACCTTTTCCATTAACGAAAACTGTTGATGAAAATGAAGTCAACGGAACTTGATGTGGAACACATGCTGGCCCAGCGGGAATAGTATGCACTTCGCATAAATCTCCAGCTCGAACTGCGCCAATTGAATTCACAAAAACATCACCCGAACCGTCTTTGGTGACTGTTGTTCCATCGCACCCGTGATTTGTGGCAATGGAATCTGTACCGTCTTTTCTTGTGACTGCTGGCATATTAATTTAAATCTATTCTTGGAGCGTCAAATTGCATATTGCCACCTGAACGAACACTATAAGTTCCTGCAACAACTTCATTATAGTTACCACCAACTTCCACTTCTACATTTCCATCAATTTTAATATTTGCGTTTTTTTGCACATAAACTTCTGCATTGCCTTGAACAGTAATATTACAATCACCCATAATGTAAACATTATCGTCTTTCATAACGATAGTGTATTTGTCTTTTGTAATCTTTTCTACTTTGTCACCATCAGGATACCATTCAGTAAAACTACCATTTCGGTGTGCAATGTGAATTCGTTCTTTACCTGGCGTATCATCATATTCAACAATGTGACCTGATTCTGTCTCCATAACATTGTTGTAAGGATAAACTGCACCATACTTTGTTTCTGGTTCGTTCCATGTTGATGTTGCAGTTGGAACACCTGTTACTTTATTATCTTTTCTTTCTTGTATGAAAGTTTTTGTAATCGTATCAGAATCGTTTCTTGCAAGTCTTGATGTGGTTGGTTCATCTAAGTTTAATGGATAGTTATTGGCTTTTGATTTTTCAGTAATCTCAATACCTGTTCCATCAGTTTTGTATGTTTTTGATTCGGGTGCTCTTGGTGCGTTAGTAAGTTCTTCGTTTGTTCTTGGGTCACTAAATGGTTCTTGAATGTTTGAGGCTTTTAATGGAATACTCGAAAAAACACCAAGAACAATTGGTTGTTGTGCCATTTCACCATCAACAAAAAAACCAAAAACCATATCACCTTCTTTTGGTGCATATGTGTTACTGTGATTTACAGGAAATGCAACTTGAGCCCAAGGTAATGCATCAGTTGGTAGTTGCATTTTATTATCTGCGTTCCAACCTACTGCACGAACTTTAAGACGACCTAACTTCATTGGGTCTTTTCGGTCTTCCACAAAACCAAACCACCAGTTAAACCCACCTTTACCAGCAAAATCTTTATCTTGTTGTTCCATATTAATATTCTAAAATTTCTTGGTTTTGTCTTGCATCACTTACAGGTATAAAATCATTGTTCGTTGATGTTGTAGCAACTTCAATAATAGTTTCGTGTTTATCGTAACCTATAATTTGGCGTGAACCTACAATGATGTATTTACCACTAATACTTGGGTCATCATTATCTCCACCTTTTTCTTTTTTACCAAAGTTTGGTGCTTCAAGATTGATGTTGAAACCTGATGTTAATTGAAAGTTACCTGGCATTACAAGTTTAATTCTTTTACCCATTAAATTGTTAATGATTGCTTTTCTTTGAAACAACCAGTTTTCAATGTTATCTAATTTTGATGCCAATGTAGGTTCAACTTTTTTAATGTAGTTGCTCAACTGTTTAGCTGCATCAAAGTTTGCCATTGTTTTCTTTGAATCGTAGGCTTCGGTACTACTTACACCTGCACGGTTAACAATCACAGATTGATTTGCGTTGTCATTTGCATGGTCCATTCCTGCATACACATCACCAAAACCAATTTGTTTTTTGGCAGTCGTTCTTGTCAATGGGTCAAACCCAATAAACTGACCTGCATTGACACCAGACCTCGTTTTCTCAATCATGTCTGTTTGTGCAACAACTTCTAAAGCTCTTGCCGAACTGATTTCTGAAAGTGGATTACCACCCGATGCTTTTGACTGATTCTTAGGTTCAAATTTAACATTTAACAAATCTTCTTGTGTCAATAATTTTGATAAAGAGACAAAGTTAAATCCAGTCAAATTTTGAAAAAACATGTAGTTTGGTGATTGTTTCTTATCAACAGACCTTTTTGCACACCAATCAATTGCATCCAATGGTTTTAAATTTGGTATTACAATGTCTCGCACACCTACTGTTTCTTCATAAAAACCACCTAAGTTGTTTTCAGAAACTTTCAAATAATCTGTAAGTATTTTACCAACCACCTTTGCATATGTGCCTTGATATGATTGATTAATCTTTTGTTGGTCTGAGAAAATCAATTCATCTGCAACAAAGTGTAGTGTGAAAGATTCGGAATTCAATCCTTCATTTCTACGATTTGCTTGTTTATAGATTCGAAATGATTTATGGAAATTGGCAATGTCTGGATTCTTTTCATCTTTTACAATGTCAATCAACAGACTTTCAGAACCATCGAACAATAGTTTACCTGAAAGTCCAACAGAATCTCTTATTAAAATATTGCCGCTAATAACCGGCATAAGAATCGAATCAAAAATATTCAATTCTTCATAAATTTTTGTAATGTCAATTGGACCGGCTTTAGTCACAATCGTTAGTTCATTTACTTTGAACTGAGTAGATTTTTGAACAGATAAACTCACGATTTAATTACTTTTTTAAATTCTTTTTCAATTTGAGGAACAAATTCTGGTTTTATAAGTTTTATTTCTCTTTTTTCTTCGTTCAACTCTTGCTCATGGTCATAATAGGTTTTTGTTTCTTTTGTAATTTTTTGAGTAATGGTTGAACCATCTTGTAAGGTATAAGTGGTTGTTGATGCACCTACATTTGCATATGTGTTTGCATCGACCTCAAGTTTTTCAACAATAGAAATATCATCAAAGTTTGTTCGTGTTACAATTTTATAATATGCTTGAACATTATTTACATTCATTGACCAAGCCAATCCTGTAACACCTGTATTCGCAGTATCCGCATAATTGTTTGCCGAATATTTTGTATTCACATAATCAATGAATGGTTGGTATTGTAAAGGCCAATCAAACTGAGGATCCATGATATCATTAAACAACAGAACAATCCAATGTCTCTCAGGATTATCATAATACTTTGATGCAATAATTTCTGGTGTGTCGCCCTCTTGAATATTATATTTGTAAAATGCGGCTGAATTGTTTTTTAGTGTCGATTCAAAACCAAATCGTGCTATAATATTTGTTACAGTATCAACACCTGCGGTCAGGTTATTTGATGTGTAAAGAGTTTTGGGAAAGTAATTAAAAAATCTTGACATTATCGTTTATTCGCTAGTGTGCTAGTTGATGCTCTGTTGAAATCAAAATCTTTTTTGGTCAAATATGTAACTTCTTGGAACTGTAAGGTAATTTGAATTGCAGTTGGCATACCTGTTCGACCAACAGAAGGATTGTTTTCACCAGGAACTTCATAAGCAGACCAACCATTTGGTGCATAATTAACATCTAAATTTGTCATCACACAAGTTGCAATTTGTGGAATGTTTGGATTTTCAGCACCTGAGTAATAAAATTTAATATCAAACTCTGAAGGTGGAATTAAAAAGTTTTGTGCAGATGCTAATTCTGGTGCTTGATGAAAACGAAATCTTTCAATAATTCGTTGCACTTCAAGTGCTTCTTTTTCATCTCTTGGATAAAATGTAAAATCAAATTGAAATGTTCTAAAATTTGGAGATTTATAAATCATCTCCAACATAGGATTCGAAACTGTTCCTGTGGCAGCAGTAAATAATAAATCACCAGTTGTACCTAATGCGGCATTGGCCACTTTTTTAGTTGCGGCTCCAGCACCTGCTTTTATAACTGCTGCAGCTGCATCGGCACCACCACCAGTTTTATATGCATCTACGGCTGATTTACCTGCCGCTAAAAGTTGACCACCTAATTCTTCACCAATTGCAGGTGAATCATAAGACTGGTTGTATGTGTATTGCAATGTGTCTGGCATATACATCGCAATTGCATCTTTTGTAAGTGTTGTAGTTCTTAAAAATGAAAGAGAACCACCAGTTATTCGTTTAATTGAATTGTCAATTAACTCTTTAGAGGCGGCAGAATCACCACCAAATTTAATATTAGATTGACCAAAAACATTGTTAATACTGCCAACAACATTTCCTGCAGCTTTACTAATTGCAGATGTGATGCCACCTAAAGCACCTCCAGTTGCACCATTAATTTGACCTAAACCACTATTGATTTTACCCAAAAGTTCATTACCATAACTAGACGCTAAATTGGAAGCAGACTGTATTTCTTTTAAGCCTCCTGTATTTTTACTAAAGACGCCTGTATCAGATGCGGTTGGTCGTGTAAAACTTGTGTTCTTTTGTTGTTTAATATAGAACACGACATAATGACCTTTGTCATAATTTCCAACATCTAAAGGATAACGAAGTGTTGTTCGTTCAAAATCACTATTCACTAAAGAAGCGAGGGGTCCTCTTGCAGAAGAAGAACCTTTATCAAATTTTATGTCGCCGAAGCCGAAAAGTGCCATATGAATCCTGTTTGTTAGATAGATAATATTTATGTCATACAAAGGATGGTTTCGACCAAAAAACCCAAGCAAATACAAAGGTAATGCGACCAACATTATCTATCGCTCTAATTGGGAACTGAGAGTTATGAAATGGTTAGATGGCAACCCTGCCATAATCTGGTGGGCATCTGAGGAGTTGCCGATACCTTATGTTTCGCCAGTTGACAATAAAGTGCATCGATATTTTCCAGATTTCATTGTCAGGACCAAACGGAAAGATGGCTCCGAGCAGACTTCGATATTAGAAGTGAAGCCGCATAAACAGACGATGATGCCAACGCAAAAACGCAAGACCCAACGATACCTGGCAGAAGTTGCCACTTATGCCGTAAATCAGGCAAAATGGAAAGCTGCCGATTTATTCTGTAAGGAACATGGATGGCAGTTTCAATTAATTACAGAAAAGGAGTTAGGACTTTAAGATAAATAACCTAATGGCGACATTAATTAAAAGAATCCAAACATCGTTGGCGAAAGAAGGTCTTACGCCAAGAACAAACGCAGCCAGAGAATGGTTAAGGTCTAAAGTCAAATCTTTAAATCCTACTCCACAATCTTTAATGCGTGATAGAGAACGATTGAGAGATAATTCTTTCATTGGTCGCATGTATTTTTATTTTTATGACCCAAAGCATAAGGATACGCTGCCATATTACGACAGGTTCCCATTGGTAATTCCAATAGAACGCTACTCAGACGGTTTTCTAGGGCTGAACTTGCATTACATTCACCCAAAGCAGCGCATTATCCTTTTAGATAAGTTAAGTGATGTGGCTACAAATAACAGATTTGATGATAAAACAAAATTGCGTATTAGTTATGAATACTTAGCGGCAGCATCAAAAGCATTTGAAGCAACACCGTGTATTAAAAGATATTTGTTTAGTCACATTGATTCTAGGTTTTTAGAAATATCTGCTGAAGAATGGGACATTGCCGTCATGTTGCCAGTAGAAAGCTTTGTTGGCGCAACAACAAGTAAAGTTTACGCAGATTCAAGGAAAAAAATCTAATGTCATTTTCACCAAACTTATTTTTAGCAAACATCCGAGGAAAAGACGGACTGGCAAAGCCATCTCGTTTTGAGGTGGTATTGCCTATTCCTCCTTACATTGGCCAGTTTGTGGGTAACTCAATCATTGAAAAGATATTGAATTTTCCAAACTCTGTCTTTACAGATGTTTCGGATGCAATTGGAAGCGCTTTTGGACGACAAGGAGAACAAGATGAACAATCACGCACATCCAATTCTTCAACCTCTCGTTATCTAGCTCTCCAATGTGAATCAGCAGAACTGCCTGGAAAAACACTTCAAACTGCCGATGTAAAAATATATGGACCAACTTTTAAAGTGCCGTATCAAACACAATACGGCGATACAAGCTTTACCTTTTTATGTACCAATGATTTTTTCGAGCGTAAGCTTTTTGACCGATGGACCGAAGCAATCATGCCGTCAGATACAAACAATTTGAGATTTCCAAAAGGTCAAAGCACAAGGTACATGACAAATATAAAAATTATACAGTATGATGAGTTTATTAAACAAATTTATGCTGTTGAATTAATTGATGCTTTTCCTATTGGAATTAGTCCTCAAAGCTTAAGTTGGTCTGATGAAAATTTTCACAGATTACAAATACAGTTTGCATATCAAAAGTACCGTGTCATCTATGATGGAACTTATGATTTAGCTGCAGCTGCAACCGCAGTTTTTGGTTCTGCTGCCTCACGGTTATTGCCTTTTGGAAAAGCAACAACCAGATTACCATTTGCATTTTGAAATTAATTAACAAAGCGAGGTTATTATGTTACCTAAAATTGATGTACCAATTTATGATTTGAAACTTATATCATCTGGAAAAAAGATTCATTTTAGGCCTTTTTTGGTAAAAGAACAAAAACTTTTACTTATGGCCAATCAATCAGATGATCCAAAAGATTCATTAAATGTAGTTAAACAAATTTGTAAAAATTGTATAATTGACGAGGTTGATGTTGAAACTTTACCTGTCTTTGACTTAGAGTTTATCTTTCTAAATCTACGAGCTAGGTCTGTAAGTGAGGTAATAAACCTCCAATACAAGTGTAATAATAAAATAAAAACTGAAGCGGATGAAGAAACAACTTGCGGTAATTTAGAAAAGTTTGATGTTAACCTTTTAGAGATAGTACCAACTAAAGATCCAAAACATGATAAAAAAATCATGCTAAGTGATAAACTTGGCATTATGATGAAATATCCAACATTTGAGATGATAGCAAATCTAAAAGGTCAAAATGAAGATGAAACATTGATGGAACTTTTAACAATTTGTGTTGACAACATTTTCGACCAAGATAATATTTACTATACAAAAGATGTAACAAGAGAAGAACTTGTAGATTTTATTGATAATTTACAACAAAAAGATTTAGAAAAAATACAAGAGTTTTTTGAAACTGCCCCAAAAATTAAAAAAGACATAAGTTTCAATTGTAGAAAATGTGGTTACAAAGAAAGTATTGTGGTAGAAGGATTACAAAATTTTTTCATATAGCCCTTTCTCACGATAGTTTGAATAATTATTTTCAAACTAATTTTGCGATGATGCAACACCATAAGTATAGTTTAACAGAATTAGAAAACATGTTGCCGTGGGAAAGGGAAATATATCTGACGATGTTAATTAGATATTTGGAAGAAGAAAGCGAAAAAATTAAAATGCAACAAAGGACAAAATAATAGATGTCACGCTTAGCAGAAATATACAGACAAGAAAAAAAATCTGGAGGTGGCTTAACTAGCACCATAACCAAACGATTGGGCGAAAAAATAGATCCAAGGCAAATGCTTGATTCTAGTGGAATTATAGCTACAATGTTTCCTGGTTTAAAACCATACTCAGCTACTAAACAAAAAACTCCGTTAGCAACTTCTTCAATGCCTTCTATTTCTTCTGGCGCTGGAGAGTTATCGTTAATATCCGAAGCAACAAAAATAACTGCAAAAAATACTTTAGTTATGCCTGCGATGGCCAGAGATATGTTCTTGATGAAACAAAATATTATTAAATTGGTAAAAGCCACTGGAAAAAAACCACAAACTAAATCTGGAGATTTTTTATCCAGGCAATTTGCAAGAGAGGCTGCTTTTGAACAACAAATGGCGTCAATGGGCCGAAAAGCTGGATCTGTTGGTGCAAGTGGCGGAATTCAAGAAGAAGCCGGTGGAAGTTTTTTAGATAAAATAGGAGCAATTTTTGGTTTTCCAATGTTTGGGAAAAAAGCTCCTGTTCCTCCAACTCCACAACCTAAAGGCCAATATAGAGATCCAAAAACAGGTAGGTTTGCTAAAAAACCTCCACCAGCAACAGTTGCAAGCCGTTTAGGAGGTTTATCAACTACACTAGCAAGAGCTTTGCCATTTTTGTCCTCAGCCCTTCTTCCAGTTTTAGGTATTGCTGGTTTAGCTGGACTTTTGGTCTACTTGATTAAAAATGATAAAGGCAAAGGTCTTTCAAGTGATGATATAGATAAAGATAATTTAGATTTTACACCAGACCAACAAATAACAGCTTCATCTTTTAACACTCCTGGTACCGATGATGAAATAAGAAAAGCTCGTGAAAACATGAGAGCATCTGATAATCCTGATGTGAGAGCAGCTGCTGCTAAGTTAGATGTAACAAACCCTTTGCCTACAATTTCTCCATCTCCACAACCAGTAATCACACAACCTCAACCAAATGTTTCTCCTGTTCCAAGTAATGTGGTTACAAGTGATTCAGGAAGTCCAATTATGACTGGTGCAGGAGTTCCTTTAACATCTGGTGAATCAATGTCACCAACAAAACAAACCTCAACTTCAGCAAGCACAGGATCTAATGGAGAATTTAAATCTAAAGAAGATTTTTTAAAAGTTATGTATCCTTTAGCTGTTGAAGCTTCAAAACAATTAGGTGGAATTGATCCTAACGCACTATTAACACAATGGGGATTTGAGAGTGCTTGGGGAACTAAAACAAGTGGAAAATATAATTATTTTGGTATCAAAGCAGACAAAAGTTGGACTGGAGATAAAAAAGATGTGATGACCCATGAGTATTTGCAAGGTGAAAAAGTAACATTACCACAACCTTTTAGGTCTTATAACAGTCCAGAAGAGGCAGTAAATGATTATGTTAAATTTTTAAAAGGCAATAAGAGATATGAAAAAGCCGGAGTATTTCAAGCAAAAACTTCTGGTGAATTTTTTGGTGCTTTACAAAAAGCAGGATATGCTACTGATCCAAATTACGCATCTAAATTAACAAGTGCAACAGAAGGCACTGCTAGAAGAACAGCTCAAATTCAACCAACACCGCCTGCAACCGGAACTATGGTAGCTTCCGCTTCATCTAGTGTAGCTGATGGTCGTAGTGCTTCTTCTGGCGGAGGAAGTGTTGTTGTAGATAATTCTCAAAGAACAACTGTAGCTTCATCCCAACCTTCAGGAAAACCAACATCTGCTTACGACAGAGATATTCTTAGTATTTTAGTTAGCGGTATTGCAGCATAAAAAACCCGGCACAAGGCCGGGTTTGAACTAACTAATTAAAAGTTTATTTCGATTCTGCGAGAGATTTAAAGTAATCTAAGTCCTCATCATCTTCACTAATTGCTTTATCAATAATCGATGTATCATCATCTTTAATTGATGCAACGGTATCTGACGCTTTAGATTTTGGTGCAACAGGTGCACCATCAAAACCAAGAACTTTATCCAATCGTGTTTTCAATTGTTCGAATGATTTAAATTGTTTCTTTTCAGAGAACTCTTTAATACCGAACTCACGCTTCCATAAATCTTCAAGTTTTTCATCATCACCATCAAAGAGTGCGGACTGGTCAGCAAACTCTGATTTATCATAATTACGATATCCCTCAACATTACGAATCTTCAATTTGAAGTTGGCACCTTCCCACATATCAAATGGGTTGATTGCTTTCTCATCAGCAAACTCAGGGTTCATTGCTTCTGTAATTTTATCAAAGATTTTCTTACCAAATTTAAACAAACGAATTTGACCTTCATTTGATTTATTGGCAGGGTCTGAGACAACAAGAATATTGGCAATGTAAGATAGTTTACGCTTTTGTTTGCGAGCAATATCTTTGTTTGCTTCAATACCAGAATTCCATAATGTATTGTTGTGTTCACAAACTGGACACTTCTCGTTTAGAGTTGTGAGACAGTTATCGATGAACCAACCACCAGGTCCCTGAAATCCATG